GTAGGTTCATTGGTTGTACACTTACAAAGTCTTGCGCTACGATTTGAGCGAATACTTTTCTTACAAGTGGTAAAGCAACACCAGCCCACTGCTCACCTGCACCAGCTGTAAAGCCAGCACCTGTTCCAGAAGCACCTGTGTTGTTTGCTTCAGCTACGATTTGTTTTGCTTGGTTTTCAAGTACCATTGCCATGTTGTTTTTGGCTTTTTCGTCTTGAATTCCTTCCAACAAACCAGAAGCTGACCACTTATCAGCCAAACGCGCTGCGTCTGCCTGTAGGCTCTTAAAATTGTTAGAGCTTTCTAATAATTGGTTTAATTCCATGATTTAATTTTTTTTGGATAATGTTATTTAATAATTCCAGCTAATTTTTGCATTCTCTGAACTGCAGAGGAAACTTCGCTAATCACTTCTGGCTTACTTGCTGTAGTTCCAGTTGCTTTGCTTGCTCTTCCTTTGTGTTCTTTGATAGTAGTCTCTTTTTTAATAACTACATTTTCGTTAACTGTTTCAAATACTAACTTAACTTCTTTAACTGTTTCAGCTTTATCGAAAGCAGCAATAATGTTTACTTTTTGTGCTTCGTTTAAGTTGTTAGCTTTGAAAATTTTGTTTACATAAAGTAACTTAGAGTTTAGTAAATTAACTTCGTTAAGTTCACTTCTCAAAGTTTCGATAGTTTCTAAAGCGCTTTTAAGTTCTTCTTTAGTTTCTTCATTAACAGGAGCTTCAATTGCAACTTCTTCCATTGCATCTTCTTCTTTCTTACCTTCTTCCATTTCTTCTTCGCTTTCGCCTTCTGAAATAGCATCAAGTTCTGCTAATAATTCGTCTAAGTCAATCTCTTCGTCACCTTCTTCGCCAGCCATAGGATCGCCCTCGCCTGGTTCTTCTAATTCTGCTCCAGCGTCTAAATCAGCTCCAACTTCAGCTCCCATATCTTCAGCACCTCCGCCCATTTCTTGTGCGATAATGTCTCTGATTAGGTCTTTGAAATCTTCAACTGAAAGATCTGATAGATCTTCGTCGTCTGCTGGCTCATCCTCAGATGCAACTTCTTCTTCTTCAGCCTCGTCTGCAGCTTCTTCTGCATCATCCTCAGCTTCTTCCATTGCTTCTTCTTCACTGTAAGATCCTTCTTCTACTTCTTCTTCGGCTACTTCAGTAGTTACTTCTTCTACATCATCTTCCATTTCGTTTACTACTTCTTCTTCAACAGATGAATCTTCCATCTCTTGTAGTTTAGCAGCTAACATATCTTTTAGATGAGGAGTCAAAGACTCTTCTAAAGCTTCCTTAGCGTTAGCAATAGCGGCTTCTCTTACAGACTTAGCTTCAGCAATAGCTTGCTTGAATAAATCTTTGTTTGCCATTTTTTAAAATAATTGTTTGATTTCTGTAGTTATTGAGAACTACAATAGGAAATTTAAATAAAATCGATACAGTATAAGAGACTGTATATTCTTATATACATATATACTTTTTCAGAAAACTGAAAATATTTATGCAGATGCTGCAACAGCACCAGCTATCTCTGCTCCGACTACTGCTATATCTCTTCCTTTTAGTGCTGCTTTTACTGCTCCTATAGTAGCGGTTGCTACATTAGCACCTCTAAGAGCTTGCATTGCTCCTATACCTGCTTTGATACCTAATCCTGCTAACATAGCTATAAATAATCCTTTAGCAACTAATTCTCTTTTCTTTTCATCTCTTACGAAAGGCTTAATAAAACCTGAGATAGCTTTAACTATGTTAACTTCATTATTATGTGCCCATTTATGAACTGCATCAGCTTTATCAGCTGCTTTATCTAAACCTAGTTTTTTAAGTCCTTTAGCAGCATACTTACCTAAAACGTCTAGTACTGTATTAGAAGCAAGTGCCCATCCTAATATACCTACTACAGATATAACTTCATTAACTTGTCCTTCTTCTCCTTGTTTACCAAACTCGGCTTCCATAGCTTTTGCTAATTCTTGACCTAATTGAGTTTCGTCGCTTTCTAATATTATGTGTGCTAATTTCATTATGCTCTTAATATATCATTTATAATAGAATCTAAGTTTTGAAATTTAGATACTTTTATTTTACCTTCTGATAATGCTACTGGGTTCATAAATGCACCGTGAGTAGAAGGATTTGAAACAAAATCCCAACATACTAGTTCGAAATCGTCTTGCACTTCTAATGCACCTTCATTTGTTTGCTGTACTGATCCTGTACCTCTAGATGAGATACCGATTGTATGGCCTGCTTTTATGATTTCTTTTACGATGTTTCCGGAAGGAGTATTTAATAACTCTACACGTCCCATAAGGTCGTTTCCTTTCCACCATAAGTCTTTTACTATGTGAGAGGCGTTCTTAAGAGAGACAATAGGAGACTCAGGGTGATCAAGTTCTCCGAATGCATTACCATTCTCTACAAACTCTTTTATGTACTTTGAGCATTCTCTCTCTAAAATAGGCTTACTATATGTACGTCCATTTTGGTTTTTAGATACTGCTCTCTGCATAACCCCTTCGACTTCGTATACACCGGGTCTTTCCTTAGATTCTCTAAGAATTGATTTGAATGGTGTTACGTCTACTAATAATTGTGCCATGTTGTATTATTTTATTGAAAAATATCGTACGCTACTCCTTCGAATACTGAATATGTTAATTTATGTTCAGTTCCTTCTGGGGTATAGTCCCCATAGAATCCGTCTTCATAGGATACTGGGAATTCTCTGTCTGATTCTTCAGATTTATAATCAGCTACTGTTGATAGTCTGTGTTTCTCTAATCGCTTAGCTACTACTGCTGCTGGTTCAGGTTCTCCGATATCTACTTGTCCTCCTCCGAGGCCTGCTGTTCCACCGTCCATTTCAGCTACTATAACATCTTTAGTTATATCGACACCAAATTTTCGAAAAGCTTGCTCAACAGAGTAATCTGCATCTTCCACTACTTCTTCGTTTAATTGTCTACTGTTAGTAGTTAAGTTGTTTTCTGTTAAGAACTTTCTTAGGTTAAAATTGTTCATTGTGTTTGATTATTAAATTATAATGCTCCGTTGATTGTAGGTGCTGAAAATACTGTTTGTTTTTCTTCTTCTCCTAAAGGCCTTTCGCCTGAGTTATGAGCATCGATATCTGCTTGAGATATTACTCTAACTTTAGGTTGATCTAATCCTTTAGTAAACCCTCCTTTAACAGCAGGTCTTAAATCTTTATTGAATGCTTGTTCGATTGCAGGTGCTAAAAAGCCTCCTACTTTTAAACCTTCTTCATTTCTTATATCTCCTAGAGTGTTGTATACCTTTTGTATCTTACTTCTAGTTTTATCGTAATAAGATTCAATATCAGTTACAATATCCTGTAGAGCTATAATAGCTTGTTTCATTCCTTCGTAGCCTCCGTATGTATCAGAGAATTCTGCTAATGCATTAGTTGCAGCTTCATTTATTACTCCTTCTTCTAATACTTTAAATATAATAGCTTTAGTATTCTCTTTAACAGCTTCATCTTTACCCATCGCTTTTTTGATAGCTTTGTCTTTAGCTGCCATATAATCATCTTTATCTACATCTCCATCTCCGTCATGATCTTTACCTTTAGCTTCTTCTAGGTTCTCAACCATAAATTGAGTTTCTAAATATTCTAATACGTCTTTTTTAGCAAACTCTATCATTCCAGGTTCTGTCATTGGGCCCATTTTCCATTCTTCCCAAGCTTTAATTAACATATTAACACCTTTGTCAAATAAAGGTCCCATGCTCTCTACATACCCTCCAGTTTCGTAATCGTTTTCAGTAACTACTTTACCTCCTTGAGATTTTCTGCGTCTACCTTCGTTTACTCCATTGTCGTCATCCCAAGGACCTTTCATAATATCAACACCAATGTTGTAATGATCTCCTATGGCGTACATTACCTCTTCAGCTTCTTCTCTTTCTGAAGTATCGTTTTCTTCAGCTCTGTCTTGAATAAGAGCAATAAACTCCTGTAGGCTACCTACTCTTTCGTTGATTACTTCTTCAACATCTGCTAAACCTTCATCATCGTCTAAATCTGCTGTCATATCAGTATTAACTGGATCTGAACCTTCAAGTTGTTTTCTAACTTTAGAAACACCTTCGTTGAAACTACTTAAAGTCTTTTTAATAGCCGCTCTGAATTTCTTTAAGTTATCTAATACTTCTGCTTTATTACCTTCTTTAGCAGCATCGATTGCATAAGATAGATGACTACCTTCTGTGTGGTAATTAACATCTTCGAATGAATCAAATAATGCTTGCATTTTATCTATCGGTGTGTTTAATCTAACTTTTAATCCTGCTTTGAGCATTCCTTCGTAATCAAAATCACTAGAAAACATTTGACCAAGCTTGTATAACTTGTCAATTGATTTCATATCTGTATCTTTACCGTATTTAGCAATTCTAGCCATTTCATCATCAGACATAGCTTCTTTAACAAACTTAGCTTTAGCAGCATCAAAATCTCCTTTATGGAGACTATCAACTACTTTTCTACCTAAAGTTTCTAATTGATCTGCATCTAGTGAATGAGGCTTATTAAATCCTTTTAAGTACCCTTGGCCTATTGCTCCATAATCTGCTGGGTCAATAACATCTTCTGCAGACTTAGCAACTTTTTCTTGCATATAATCAGCTCCTGATTCGTAATTTACTGATAAAAACTCTTGAAAGTTATCCATTACGGCTTGCATGCCTTCATCAGAACCATCTGCTTGTTCTTCCCATTCTGGGTGAGTTTTATAAAAGTCGTTAATGATTTCATCATCAATTAAACTCTTACCGGTTTTAGGATTAGCATAATATTTTTTAATATAATCAGCTACTGAATCTGCTTGATCATATTCGTTTACTGGTTTAGTATGATTTTCTTTTAAATCAGCTTTCTTAAGTCCATTATGAACATCTACTTCATTACCTTTTTTAGGCTCAACCATTTGGTCGTGTTTATCTACCTTAGAAGATTCTCCTGCTATTAAGTTAATATAGTGATTAGCATCTTTCTGTAAATTAGCAATTACTTTAATTCTAGCTTTCATGTAATCTTCTTTAGATACATTCCCAGTAGAGTCTATATCCTGTGCTTCCAGTTCTGCATCAATTCCTCTTTCAACTACATTTATAGGAAATTGATCTGCTAATACATCAATATCTTTCTTAACTTCTTTCTTTTCAAAAATAAGACTCTTTTGTTTAAGAATAGATACGGAATCTTTATACCCGTTCCATTGAGTGATGAATTGCGGATATGCTTGTCTCATTTGACGGACAAATTCTGCTTCTTGAAGTTTACCTTCTAATACCGCATGATATTTTTGTGTTGCTGTTTTCATAAGTAGTCAACTAATTTAGTATTTGATGGTCGTTTAGGACGACTAACCTTTTTATATCCTAACTTCTTTAATGCATTTTTAGCTCTATTACCTTTACCAAAAGCAAAGGGTGTAGCATAATTCATTCCCTGTCCAGGAGTAAATGTAGCTGACCCTCCGGTAACGTTAGCTTCGTCTAACTCAGTCATTACTTCTTTAACTAATGATGTAAGCTCTGATCTTTTCATTACAGAGTTTTTAATTCATTAACTAAATCGTAAAATTGCATTAAATTAACCAAGTGGGTGTCGCCAATTTTTTCAGTCTTTTTTACAGGATTGATTGCTTTGGCTACTTCCTCTAATTTTATTTTTATTACTTCATCTGTTACTTTAGATGAAAGCTCATTTACCTGAATTCTCAATTTAGTCAATTCTTCATTAACTATAGTGTGTAAACGTTTTTTTGAATTAACTGAGGTGATAAATTCTTTAAGTATGTTTTTCTGTTCTGGCAGTAAATCTTTATATGTACTGTTAAACTTCTCTAATAAAATTTTAAACGTTAGTAGTTTAAGATCTTTATCATATTTAGAATACTCTTCGATTAACGTATCTTTAACGTCATTTGTATCTTGAGTTTTATCTGTTAGGTGTTCTAAAATAGTAACTTTATTGTCTACTAAGTACTTAGGGTCAACTAGCTCTTCATTATTTTGAGCCTCTAATAAACAGTACATAGCAGCTAGTGCTTTGTAGTCTCTAACTTGGATACTAAAAAACTCATCTACATCATAGTGTTTTTTAATTTCTGATATTAGTTTGTATTTTTGACTTTTGAGAGCATCTTGATTTAGTTTTCTAGATACTTCAGTAATAGTTGAAACTATTGCTTCTGCTCTTCTCTGTGTTACTCCTTTAGACTTTGTTACTAAGTCGTATAGTTTATATTCTTTTGCAAGCGAAGTTTTACTTGCATAGAATTCTTTGAGAATACCGACAGCCGGCGATTCTGCTCCAGAGAGAGTATCAGCCGCAATCTGCTTAACTAACAATTCAAATATTAGTCCAGTATTTCTATACTTAGAATGCTTTATTTTCATCTTATACGTTTACTATATATAAATATGCACTACTTACCTAAATCCTTTATTTGATCTTCGTTTAATAGTCCCTCGTTGTCCTCACTCGTATCTTTAGTAAAAACAATTTTCTTTAAAAGATCTTCGTTTTTAGCTAAAATAGTCTTTGCTACTGTGTTTTCATTGACATTATCGGCATCGCTAGGAAAACCACCTTTCATACCATGTTGACCTAAAGGATCACGTCCTCCTAGTCCTGCTGTAGTACCGTATACAGAAGCTTTTTCTTTTGGTCTTCCGCCTTCTGGGCCTGGCTGTCCCCATTCGCTATACCCTGCTGGTAGATTAGCTTGTTCTCCACCTTTTGGTGTAGCTGTTGCTCTTCTACCGTACATAGAGGCTAAGTCGTGTGGTGTACCGTAAGTTACTCCAGATGAAGCTGGATCGTTACCTTCTGCTTCTATCTGTGCTCTTCTAAATTTACGTTTTTCATCTTCTACCATTAGATCTCTCATTTCCATATAAGCATCTTCTGATAAGTCAAATATATTTTCGTAAATATAATCTGTAGAGAATAATTTAGAATCCTTCATTTGAGTAGCTAAATCTACTTTTTCTTTAAGTAGAGCAACTTTCTCTTGTTCAAATATAATAGAAGGAGTAGTTAACTTGATTTCAAAGTTAGTAAGTGATTCACCTGAGAATCCTTGAGTATATAAGTGAACTAGAGCTATCTTAGTAAGCTCTGATTCCATGATTCTTTGAATACGTTCTACTGTTCTTGCAAATCTAATATCTTCTGCAGCTAAAGTAGCTTTACCACTTAAGTCACCTTCGTAGCCAAAGTATGCTTTAGGTATCTTTAATGCTGCAAATAACTTAGATTGTAAGTATTGAACGTCATTAGTACCATCGTAATCTAATCCTTTGGTAGTTTCTATTTTAGTAGCTGTATCTCCTCCTCGTACAGGTAGATAGAAATCTTCCATCATATTCTGCATATTGAACTTCAAGTTATATTGACCTGTTTCTGGATCAACATAAGGAGTTTTCTTCATTCCATTGATAGTCTTTTGCATAAACTGCTCAACTTCATTTGGAGGAATAGAACCTACATTAATATAAAACATTCTCTTTTCTGGTGCTCTCATGATTCTATGAATCAACATTGCATCTTCCATTAAAGAGGTTTGTTTAAATATTTTTCTAGCTGGCTCTAAATAAGATCTACCGTAAGGTAGGTAATGAGTATCAGATATTAATCTGAAGTGAGCCATTTCGTAATTATCAATCGTAATATTATTATTACGTTTTCTTCCTCCAGGCATATAGTTAGAATCAGTAGATGCTGCTATACCGTCAGGATCTAATTCAAATTCTACTTTTTGAGGATTTTCAGGATCGTTACCTTCATGTCTAGCGATGTGGTAAACTGTATAGGGTAAGACGTTATAAACACCGTACTTCTCTGCTATCTCTAGCTTTAAGAAAAAGTCTCCGTATTTAACCATATTTCTAGTCCAAGACCAGAGGTTAAACTCAATATTTAAAACGTCATAAAATAAGTTGTAAAGTACTCTTTGAATATTTTCATCAGAAGATTTAATTCCTAGTACTTCATTTTGATCATTCTTTACTGTTGCTTCATCTGCTATAATATCGAGTGCAGAAGCTATAATTGGATCAGTATCCATTGCCTCGTAATCAGAATATAATTGAATACGTAGAGTCTGATAATTAAGGTTTGGATTAAATATGTTTGCTTTGTTGTAAGTATATAAACGAGTAAACCTATCCATTAAAGAATTGGTTTGATACTTACCTGTCGTCTGTATATTATTTGTGTCTACAACTTTTAGTTGTGTTCCACCCACATTACGTATTACTACGTCGGTAGAAAAAAAGTCTTTGTAAACGTCCAAATAGCGATTTATCTGCCATTAATG